GTCATCCACCGATCCAGTTGTGGACAATCAACCAACCGTGATCAAACGTCAGGAGTACGAACGCATGTCGCTTGTCGATCGAGCGCGGTTCATCCGCTCCGGCGGGAAAATCGAAGACTAATAACGGAGGCTCAAAATGGGTAATACACTCACCAATCTTATTTCAACTATTTATGATGCGGCGGATATTGTCCTGCGCGAATTGACCGGTTTCATTCCGGCCGTCACCCTGGATGCTAACGGTGAACAGGTTGCAAAGGACCAGACCGTCCGCTATCCGGTTGTACCGGCAATTTCCGCAACCGATATCGTGCCGGCCGCTACCGGTCCAGATCCGGCTGCGATAACATTCGATTCGGATGTCATGACCATCAATAAGGTTCGTTCAGCAACCTTTTTCTGGGAGGCTGAGGAGCAGAAAGCGCTTGGTGGTTTGTATGGGGTGATTCTGCGCGACCAGTTCGCCCAGGCAATGCGTACTTTGGTCAATGAGGTTGAGGCAGACCTGGCCGTTGCGTACAAATCGGCCAGCCGGGCATATGGAACTGCTGGCCAGACGCCGTTTAGCAGTGATCTGAGCGATCCTGCCAATGTCCTCAAAATCCTGCTTGACAACGGTGCGCCGACCAGCGATTTGCAGCTGGTGATCAACACCGCGGCCGGGGCGAAACTGCGCACGTTGGGGCAGCTGACCAAAGCCAATGAAGCCGGCAGTACTGAATTGTTACGGCGTGGTGTACTGCTCGATCTATTTGGCTTTGCTGTGCGCGAGAGCGCCCAGGTCAAGAATCATACCAAAGGCACAGGATCGGGTTATCTTGTCAACAGTGCATCGGGTTTGGCAGTCGGTACAACCGTCATCCCGGTGGATACAGGAAATGGAACGATTCTGCCCGGTGATATCGTGACCTTTGCAGCCGATACGACCAACAAGTATGTGGTCACCTCTGCCTTGTCCGGTGGAAGCTTCACCATCGGTAAACCCGGTTTGCTTGTTGCCATTCCTGACAACAACGCTATTACGGTGGGCAACAATTATGCCCCGAATATGGCGTTCAGCCGTTCGGCCATCCATTTGCTCATGCGCACCCCGGCGATGCCGGAGGGCGGTGATGCTGCTGATGATGTAACCGTGATTACGGATGATCAGACCGGCATTTCGTTTCAGATTGCCATGTACCGTCAACGCCGGCGGGTTGCCTACGAAGTCGGTTTGGCCTGGGGCGTGAAAGCCGTCAAGTCCGAGGCGATTGCCTTGCTGCTTGGCTAATGGAGGTCCACCTGTGGCAAACATTCTGACGACCGCTGAGGCAGCCAGTGTACTGCGTTGCTCTCCAGACAATCCGGAGATGTTGTATCTGTTGCCGCAGGTGGACGCCTACATCAGGCAGGCAACCGGGCGGGATTGGACAGCTGATGCAGTCATCGCTCCAGAGGCGAAGAACGCAGCGCGGATGCTGTTGGTGTTGTGGTTTGAAAATCCGGGCATGGTTGCCTCTGGAATTGCGACCCTGAATCATGGCCTGACGGCAGTTCTGACCCAGCTGGAAGCACTGGCGCTGCACTATCATACCTTCGAAGGACTTCCTGGGGTTGGTTACATTCCGGTGGCTGGTGTGCACAAAGGGGATATCGTTTCCAATTTGACTGGAGTTATCGGACTGAGCGGTGATCAATCCAGCAAATTTGAGGGTGTGATCAGCTTGGACGGACATATCAAGCAAATCTCGGCCGATAATCTAACCGGCAACTGGTTTCGGGCCAAAATCGTTCGACCGGGGGAGTTATGAAGATTAATGACAAACCCATTAACCCCGGCGAACTGCGCACACCAATTACCTTGAAGCGCCGTACGGTGACAACCGATGCAGGTGGCTTTAAGAAAGAGGTGTATACAACAATTGCCAGCCTTTATGCCAGGTGGCAAAACGCTCACGGCAGTGAGGTCTGGACGGCAGACATGGCCGGTGCAATCGCGCCGGCTACTGTATTGATCCGTTTTATGTCCGGTCTGGATGAATCGTGTGTGGTCGTCAAGGACGGTCAGATTTTCGAGATTGTTTCGATAGATAACATCATGGAACGCAATGAGTACATCGAACTCAAGGTCAGGCATTTGAAGGATGGATAAATGGCAACCAGCGCAAAACTTACCCTGAAAGGACTTGAGGAGTATCTCGAAAAGATTGCCGCGGCCGGTAAGGATGTGGATGAAGCCGTTGCAAAGGCTGTTTTGGCTGGCGCGGAGGTGCTGCAGGAAGGCATGCAGATGCGAGCTCCTGAGCGGACTGGAAACCTGAAAAACAACATCCGCATTTATGGGCCTGAGCAGGATGGAAACTTCATTTTCTGCGAGGTTGGGCTGATCCACAAGCGCGGTTGGACGGATGCGGATACGGCTAGATATGGCAACGCTCAGGAATACGGAACGTCATCCATGCCGGCCCATCCATTCATCCGACCGACCATTCAGGAGGATCGAAAAAAAGCGCAGAACGCGATGAAAGAAAGTCTTGAGGAAAGCGGAATGCTATGACGATCTGGGAACGGATTTACACGGCACTTGCACCGTTGAATCTGCCGATGGCGGCGGGCGCAATGATTGTCAACACGGAAGCGGACCGCCCGGACACCTATCTGGTGTATTTTCTGGTTTCCTCTACACCGGCGCAGCATGCCGATGATCAGGAACAGATACGATCCTACCTGGTGCAGGTAAGTATTTACAGCCGCAATGGATTGATCAACCTGCCGGACATCGCTGGAGCGATGAAGCAGGCCGGATTTACGGCCGGGCCGGTGCGTGAATTACCCTACAACCCACAAACCAAACACTTCGGCCTGGCGATGGAATTCAACTATCTAGAAAGGGAGTAAACAATGGCAAATCCTGGAGAATACAAATCCAAAATTGGTTTAAGTAATTTGTATGTCGCCGAAGTCACCCAAGATGATGCCCTCGCGTATTCAGCCAACACGCCGGAATACCTTGCTCCGGCGGCGGAGGCCAGTCAGGAACCGACCAATTCGTTTGAGATTCAATATGCTGATGATCAACCCTACGATGTGATGACCAGCGAGGGCGATACCAAGATCAACCTGACAGTTACAGGAATGAGCATTGAAATGCTTGCCAAAATCACCGGGCGGGTATTTGATCCAACCACGGGGCGCATGTTCGATAATGCCGGTGTCGCGCCGTATTTTGCACTCAGTTTCCGATCACTCAAATCGAACGGCAAGTACCGCTATTACCAGTACCTCAAGGGCAAATTCGACATGCCCAAAGAGGAGACGGCAACCAAAGGCGAAAAGCCCGAACCGAAGACGCTTCAGCTGACCTTTACCGCAATCAAGACGGTTTACAAATTCAACCTTGGCGGTGGAGTTACCGACAGCGTCAAGCGGGTGATCGGCGATGACGACACGACCAATTTCAACGGCGCCAACTGGTTTAATGCAGTGCAGGTACCCCAAATCGGCTCGATCGCAGCGCTGGCACTCTCAAACAGCGTACCCACCAATAACGCTACCGGTGTTTCGGTCAGTGCAAACCAGGTACTGACATTCAACAACGCTCTTAAGGACTGGGCAACCAGCGGTATCGTTCTGGTCAAATCTACGGATGGATCGGTCGTTACAACGGTCAATACGCTTGATTCGACCAAAAAGATCATCACTGTGGATCCGACCAGCAACCTGACAGCGTCCACCGTGTACATCCTGACTTATGCAGTTACAGATGTCTACGGACAGACGCTGAATGGATCAATTCGCTTCACCACAGCATAGGAGTAATATATGCCAGGAACTCCGCTGACCATTACGCTTTACGATGAAAATGATGAAATCATCGCCACATACTCGAGGGCATTTGTGCCCTGGCGCATCCTGAAAGCTGCCGTGCGGATGGCCAAAAACTTTGATGTCAATAACATGGACGAAGAGGACATTGACGCACTGTCAGCACTGGTGGTCGAGACATTCGGGAACAAGTTTTCCGTCGAAGACCTGAACAACGGTGCAGATGTAACCGAGATGGTGGCGATATTGCAGATGATCATCAACAAAGCGCGCGGATTATTGCCCTCAAACCCTATCCCTCCGGGGCAGTAAAAGCCCCGGAGGATGTGGAGGAAGATTGGTTGATAGAGCTTGAAATATCGCTGATCAAGGCATTCGGATGGAGTTTGTGGGATATTGACAACACCGACATCGAAAGTCTGTTACCGCTTGTCGTACATTTTAGTGACAACAAGGCGGTTTCGCGCAAGGCGTATTGCGACCAGGTAGACGGCTGGTAGGAGGCGCGCATGAGCGACAATCCACTCAGTGGAAGGATCAGTCTGGATACAACCGATTTCAAGGCGGCAGTGGCCGCCTTGAATCGGGATATTCGGGTCATCGAAACCGGTTTTCGCGCATCCGCAGCTGCATTAGGGGATTGGTCGAAAAGTGCCGACGGCCTGCAAATGAGAATTAAGGCGCTGACCGGGCAAATTGATCTCCAGAATCAAAAAGTTACGGCGTTGGAGCGCGAATATCAACGCGTTGCAGCCGAAAAGGGCGCAAACTCGCGGGCCGCACAGGACTTACAAATTAAACTCAACCTCGAAACGGAGACGCTCAACAAGATGCAGTTTGAGTTGAAACAATCTCAAACTGCGCTTGATGAGATGGGCAAGGAATCGAAAGAGGCGGGCAAAAAGGTCGAGGAGTTGGGGCGCAAAGAAGAAGAAACCACCGAAAAGACCCGCAAATTTGGAAATGTATTGAGCGGTTTGGGTAATTTTGCCAAACTGGGAGTTGCCTCAATCGCGGCACTGGGTGCTGCGGTGGCGGGGGTTGGAGCAGGAATCACAAAATTAATGGTAGATACCGCCAATTTTGCCGGTGATTTGCTGGATATGTCAAAGGTAACCGGCATCAGTACAACGCAATTGCAGGAATTGAGTTTCGTTGGTACGATGGTCGGTACCGATCTGAATACCATCACCGGCGCGCTCACAAAAATGACCCGTTCGATGGGTACTGCCCGGGAAGGCACAAACGAGGCTTCGAAGGCTTTTGAAGCATTGGGCGTTCCAATCGTGGATGCCAACGGCGCATTACGTGATTCGCAAACGGTATTTTTCGAAGCAATTACTGCGCTCGGCAAAATCTCCAACGAAACCGAACGGGATGTCATTGCCATGCAGCTGTTCGGTAAATCCGCAATGGAACTCAATCCGCTGATCAAAGCCGGCGCGGACGAAATTGCCGCTTTGACCGCAGAAGCCCATGCAGTAGGTGCTGTGATGGGAGAGGACAATGTGCGCGCCTTCGAGGCCTTTGGTGATCAGCTTTCCAGTTTGATACTTGGGTTGCAAGGGACAGTACGCACGTTGGCGGCATCCTTCCTGCCGGGGTTTAGCGGCCTTGCCGGAACGTTGCAGGGCTATCTGTCACAGCTGGCCAGCATTGTACAGGATTCGGGAGGTAATTTTGGGGCAGCGGCCGCGGGTATCGGCGGCTTGATTGGCGAGATCATCGGTGATGCAGCCAAGCAAGGCCCGCAAATGTTGCAGGCCGGATTGGGCATCATCCAGGGGTTGATCAATGCAATCGTTTCGCAATTGCCAGCGTTGGTACCGGCTGCGCTGAACATGCTCCTTGCACTGGTTAATTTTATCGTTCAAAATATTCCGCTCCTGGCAACCAGCGGAGTCAATATCCTGCTGGCGCTGATAAAAGGTATTGTGTCGCAGCTGCCGATGCTGGTGAATACGGCTGCTCAGTTGATCATTACACTGGCGCTCGGATTTGCAGATGCAATACCCCAATTATTGCCCGCAGTTGTTGAAATCATTCCTCAAATCGTTCTGGCATTGATCAGCAATCTGCCGCTTTTGGTAAATGCCGCTTTGCAATTGATCCTGGCATTGGCAACAGGAATCATTCAGGCAATTCCGGTGCTGCTGCCTTACGTGCCGGAGATTGTCGTTGCTATTGTTAATGCATTGATTGTTGCGCTGCCGATGATTGGTGAAGCGGCAGTCGAACTGGTTTTGACATTGATTGATGGAATTGGAACGATGCTGCCGGTTTTGGGACGTTCGGCCGTGGATTTGGTCAATGCGCTGGTAGATGGTGTCAATCGTCTGGCCGGAACGCTTGTCGGCATTGGCGGAAACATCGTTTCAGGTATTTGGCAGGGAATCCAGGAACGGGCGAATTGGTTCCGCTCGCAAATCGAAAAATTTTTCGGCGGTATCGTGGACGGGGTGAAGAAAATGCTGAAAATCAGCAGTCCATCGGAAGTTTTTGAAGATTTTGGAAAGAACACGGCGCTTGGTTTCGGAATGGGTTTTGTGGATCAGTTTCGGAATGTGGAGGCTGATATGAACCGTGCCATTCGCGGGATGATCTCCGAAACCTCAATGGTCGTATCCGGCCCGCAGTATGCGCTTGCCGGCACAGGAAAAGGTGAATCGCCGATCAATATTGTTGTGAATGCAAACGTCAATAACAATATGGATCTGGAATTGCTGGCCAGAACGCTGGTCAGGAAAATTGAAAGGGCGCGCGGATGATTACACTCAAACTGGTAGATGAATCGGCTAACGAGATCAACCTGAATGGCGACGGAGCAGTATTGCTGGACGGTTATTACCCGGAAACTGCTATCGATCTTGAGCAGCGGATTGCTGAATCATTTGAGGTATGGATCAAGGGTTTGGCGGTTGATAAAATCCGCACAATCAACCGGTTTTTGGATTATGCTCGCGAAAATACCATTGGGCCAAATGGCGTCTGGCTTCATTTTGCGCTGGATGGCGGAACAACCTGGCGATCGCGGGTATACAACGGGATGGTCGGATATAACAATAAACTACATAATTATTATCGGCGCGGGGCGATCAAAGCAACCATTACGGTTGAACGCGATCCGTTTTGGGAAGGACCGGAAACACAAATACCGTTGACGAATGGCAATGGAACAAACAACACCAGCGGGCTGAACGTCTTCAACTGCAATGATGGGAGCGGCAGCGCACCGAACAAACGTCATAATTACGTCCAGATTGCGGATACGGCTATTACCGGCGATTTACCTGCGCCGGTGCGGCTTGAGATGACCAATCAATTTAATTCTTCTGCCCGATTGTCTGAACTTTGGATTTCACATAACGTTTATGCCAACCCGGGCAGCTTTCAACATGTACTGGAAGGTGAATCAGCAATCGCTTTGCAGGGCGGTATTACAAATCAGGCTGTCGCTGGTTATAGCGGTGGATATGTAAAGGAATTTGTTTGGACGAATGTTAATCAAATTCCGCTGGTCAGATTTGAATTGAACACTGCCTATCTGAATGCTGCCAACAAACGCTGGTTCAAAGTTTTGGGAGTGTTCTCGTCTTCCGCACATCAGGGCAATCGGTTGCAACTCAAAATCATGTTTCCGGTCGGTACGATTCTCACCACGGTGGCGTCTGCACAGGAGGTTTTGTTGAGCGCCGGGCGGATTCAGGAACTTGGTGAGATTCAGATACCCCCCTGGCTGCTTTCCAGCGGCGATTTGGCACCGGTTGATCTTGTGCTGTATGGTCAGAAAAGCGGAACCGCCTATATGGGTATTGACTTTCTGCAGATATCGCCAATTGACGGATATCGCGTATTAATTCCGCGTGGTTATGGTGCAGCGTATCAGGTTCGGATTGTGGATGATGGGATCAACCAGCAGCTGTATACGGATGGATGGTCGGGGGGTGGAAAGACGGGTCATTACACGGTTATCGGTAAGCCGCTTCGCTTAATTCCTGGGCGAGCGCAGCGATTGTATTTCCTACAACAGGGCAATACTGGGGACGCCGATATTACCAGGGTGCTATCTGTAAAGGCTTATTACCGTCCGAGGAGAAGCGGATTATGAGCTTCAGCATTCGAATCATGGAGCGCAACTTTCAAAATCCGCTGACACTTCCGGCAGTTGACTTCATACCGGAACGATATTCGTTTCACGCAATTGGCGGTCCAAAATCGGCTACCATTCAGGTCAGGGCGGCCAATGAGCGCGGTGTCTGGGAATTACTGGAATATCTGCGTTGCCCCATAGAAATCTTTGACGACCGCGAATCCTGCGTATGGTGGGGGTATATCAACAGCGTGGAAATCAATGTTGGCAGTCTGAAAGTCGGTGTAAGCCTGGAGGAAATGCATAATCAAATTGCCGTCATGTACAGCGAAGGCAACAACAAAGCGATGACTGCGTTTGCCTATGATGGTGTTTCGGTTTCCGCATATGGGGTAAAGGAATTGGTAGCGACATTGTCGGATGCAAATCAGGCGATGGCGGAGGCTTTCCGCAGCAATCTTCTGAACGCTGCAAAATACCCGATTCCGATCATTGATATTGCCGATCAGCGATCGGATTTAAATGCGACGCTTAATTGTGTCGGATGGTTTCGGACGCTGGATTGGAAATACTACGCAGGAAGCGGATTACGAGAAGCGTACGACATCGAAGGCGTTGCAACACAGGACGTAGGTCGAATCAGCACAAATCAGCGGATTGCACAAAGCTTTTATTTTGATGATCAATATCAATGGTCTTTAGCAAATGTACGGGTTCGGTGTCGAAAGGTTGGCTCGCCTGGAGACGAATTGATTATGGAGGTTTGCGAGTCATCCGCGAATCAACCAGGTACGGTCATCGCCAGCCGTACACACAACAGCGAGATTTCCACATCGCTGGGATGGGTGGATTATCCATTTTATCAATCCGGATTTGTGCAGCTTTCACCAAATACGACCTACTGGCTGGTATTGAGGAGGTCCGGCAGTCTGGATAACAACAATTATTACGTGGTGGGAGTCAATGAGCAGTTAGGTTATAGCAGGGGCGTATTTCGCTTATTCAATGGTTCAACCTGGGCGAGCCGAAGCCCCGATGCGGATATGAATTTTCAATTAACCGGTTATCTGGATAACACAATTCAGATTGGCAATATCATTGATAGCGCCTCGCAATTTTTAACTGGTTGGGAATTGCGCGGTGTTACTGCTGGAGTGGTGTCTGATCCAGCCCGGAATGGAGATACAACAGCACTGCATAATCTGGTCAATTTACTCAGCGCTGGCAATAATCGGCTTTTGGCAACGATTACTCGCGATAGACGGCTCATCGTATACCCAGAACCTGCCCCCGATCCATATCGGCCGGATATTTACTTGCTGTCGGACGGCAGCGTGCAAAACATCTGGGGTGATCCTTATTATGCAACTAACTGTCCGGTGGGTGTCTGGGCCAGGTTGAAGGATGTCATACCCGGATCGGTTGATCTGGGTCTGATTGCCGATCCAACAATGCTGTTTATTGAAGAAGCGGAATACGATATTGAGAATCAACGTTATTTGCCCATTACAAAATTGCAAAACAATCCTTTGACGATCGGAACGAGGATGCGGGATGGATAGTTTGCGAATTGGTGAATTGTTTGCGAAACTAAAGCCGCGCATACTTGATTTGATCAATGCGGTTGGCGGCGGCGCAGGGCCGTTTGCACCAACACCGCACGATTTGAGCTCTGGACATCACACCGGCAGTCTTGCGGATGCACAAGCGCCGCAGTTTCTCAAAACGGACGGATCGCGGCAGCTGGTTGGGAATTTATCGGTTGCAGAAAACATCACCATCGACGGTGTGGATCTCTCCGTACTTAAGTCGGCGTATGACGTTCATGTCGGGCTTGACGCCGCCACGGCACATGGATCGGTGGGCGTGCATACCCACCAGAACAATCCACAGGGCGGGCAACTGGATCACGGGCTGGCGTTGACCGGTTTGCTGGACGACGACCATACTCAGTATGCACATGCCGATGGCAGCGGCACGCGGCGGGCATACGAGGCGCAGCGGCTGAATAAATCGATCCTGGCCGGGAACGGCCTGACTGGCGGCGGATTGCTGAATGCAGATCAGACATTGAGTGTTCTGCTCAATCCATCCTGGTCGGGATTGGCGGTGGATGGCAATGGTTTGCGGGTCAATACCGGCGCGGCGTTCACCTGGACAAACGACCATAATTTTCAAGGGATTACCAAGACTCGGCATTTGTATCCGGAATTTACGGATACGTATGATCTTGGGTCATCAACGTTGTTGTGGCGAAAGGGCTGGTTGAGTGAGCTGGACGCAATTTTGTTTGCGCAAAACACGGTTACTCTGCTGGGCGGATGGCTGCTCATCACGAAAGACGAGGGTACGCTGGCTGCAGATGCAGGCAGCGGCGATACACAAATCAATTTCGGCAAGGCAATGACTGCGGGTGATTTCGTGCTTTTCCGCGCTGCCGGCAAAGTGGAATACATGCAGGTTGGCTCACTTGTGAGTGGTACAACCTATAATGTAACCCGAAACCTGGACGGCAGTGGGGCAGACACCTGGCCGGCTGGAACGCCGTTTGCTGTATTGGGCCAGAGCGGTCAAGGGCGGATCGAGCTCAATGCCTACGATACTCCCAGGCTGCAGATACTTACACAAGGGGCGACTTATAACGCGCAGACAGAGGTTATTCGTATTGGTGACCTAAACGGGGCATTCGGAATAACGAATCCTCAGTACGGCATCGGTATCGGGCAGTATGCTGACAATCAGGCATATCTTGTTTATACGCCGCAGTCTGGATTGAGAGTGAAGGGTAAAATTATTGCCGAGGGTGGAGCGATTCCCGAACTGCGTGAGAGTTTTGATTACGATAATATAAACCAGTTCCATGCAAGAGTTTATTACTGGGGTGGTGGAAAATCTATCACCACTCTTGAAACGGATACCGGTTCGGTATCCGGTAATAAAGTATTGAAATGTGGAGATGGGACAACTGCTCAAACAGTTGCATTTGTTCTTGGAACACCAATCCCATATAATCCAGAAAAGTTGTACCGTTTATCCGCAAGAGTAAGGAGAACTGCTGGAACGGGGACACTCTTTGTTGGTATTGCCGGTTTTGATTCGAACTTGAATCCATGCAATAAATATGGTGAAAACAGTTATAGTAGTCAGCATTATATTGCTGCCAGTGCTTCTAATCCTCCATCATCATGGACGACCTATGCTGGATATATGAGAGGATATGGCACGCCATTTGACGCATCTTCCAACCCATCCAACCCATCTCCGGCACATTCAAATGTCCGGTTTATCGCTCCAATATTTTATGTCAACTATAATAATATTGCAGGAATTACTTACCTTGATGAAGTTCGCCTTGAAGAAATACCAGATGCAATTACGGCTGACCGGATTTTTTCTGGTACTTTGCAGATTGGAACAAAGTTGACTATTGGACAGGTTGCTAACAATAAAGGGCGACTGGAATTAGAAGCCTTATCAGACGGCAACGCAACTCTAAAAGGAATTTATCGGGATGGTAGTGGTGTAGATACAACACAGGCGTATTTTGGAACAGATGGAAGGCTGTACGCCGGAGCGGGGACAATTATTATGGATTCTAGCGGGATTGTGTTCAAAACAACCAATGGACAAATTGCTAAACTGCTGTTGCAAGATATTGATACGGGCATGACCTTCGGAGAAATTAATTGGTTTCATAGCAATTATGTGAACCAGCAGTACAGTATACAGGTCGGAAATTCAAAAGTCATTGCCGGTAATTCCACAAACGGTGGCTCTTATGCGTCTGTAATTGGTAAAACCGTAACCATTGGTAACGCCGAAGATCCAAATCCATCCAACAGGACATATATACGGTTTGAAGACTTGACATATCAACCAAGCGTAGTCAATATAATGGGCAGATACGCATATATAACCTATGATAACAACAATTCTAGCCGAGTTAGTCTAGGAAACTGGGTCGGTTTCCTGTACCCGTTGTTGGGTAATACGCCCGTTGCTCTTTGGATGTTTCGATGGGGCGGATATGTCAACGGCACATATTATCCCGGTTTGGATTTGTCCCCGAACCAGCGACATCTATTGTTGAGCGGCTCAGATATTTCGACCATATGGAAATCTAGTCCTCCATACGGTGGCTCAAATGTTGTTATGAAAATTAATAACAGTGGCGACACAACCTACTATTACCGTACCATAGACGGCGGGTTGAATAATAATAATAGTTTCGCATTCGGCGCATGGGTATATCTGGATTCCTTAACCCGCAATCATGGAATTGTATGGGCGGGCAGTACGACTCAGGCTTGGACGCTGCTTTATTACTATCCGGGTAGTGGCAATGGATACTTTGAATTTGGCGCATACGATACAAACGGAACATACCGGATTTTCCGGCAAGTCACTTGGACAACAACCGGCTGGGTATTCTTGGGAGTACGGTATCATAATTATGGAGGAGGAAACATTCTGGGCAGTTTATTTATCAACCAAAATGAATATAGCCAGTCGTTGGGTTACTTTTCAGGCATGCGCGCGCCGTCTGGAAATTTCTGTCTGGGTCGTGGCGGGCCCGGCGGAACGATGTATCTGAAAGGTGCGATTGAAACTGCATGGATGGCAGCCGTGGAAAGTGATATATTTGGATACTACTATGCCACCAGAGACTATCACCTGTAAGGAGGATGGAACATGCCACGAACGATTACACTGACTAAGTATCTGAATGGTCAGGATGCACCAAAGGCTGATTTTATGCCTACGCTTTTGAAATTGAGAGAGGATATTTAGAATGTATCAAAAAGAGGATCTAGAAAAACGGCGCGATGAATTGAAGCGCGAGCTAGAAGAGTTGACCAAAAACGCGCAGGCGCAGATTGACAGGCTG